GCCCTCGGCAAGCTCTGACGCTAATTGGCAAGTTATTGCCGCCACGAGTCGGGCGGGGCGTCCTCGCACGGCCACGGTTTCTGGCAGGCGAGGCAGTAGACCCAGCGGTCGGGTGGCAGCTCTAGGACGAGGCTAGGCCGATGCGTCGAGGGTGAGCTGCTCATCCTCGGGCTCCTGCGCGGCGACCCGGTCTAGGCGGGCTTGAATGAGGGGCAGGTAGTCGGCTTCCCGCTCAATGGCGACGACGCGGAAGCCCTCCAGCAACGCGGCCTCAACGGTGGTGCCGCTGCCCGCGAAGGGCTCAAGGATGACGCCGTTCGGTGGGGTGACGAGGCGGCAGAGCCACCGCATGAGGGTAAGCGGCTTGACGGTGGGGTGGGCGGTGCCGTCTACCTTGGGGCGCTCTTTGGCGGGGGCTTTGGCGACGTAGAAGAACCGGGACGCGCCGCCGGCGTCCATGTTTATGCGGCGCTCATTCTGTGCGGGGCCCCAGCCGCCCTCGTAGTGTTCGCCGCTGCGGACGTTGGCTTTGCCTGGGAAGGCTCCGGCCTGTCTGACCCCGCTTTGCCGGTCAAGCTCGGCGGCCTGGTCCTCGTCCAGCACCACGTTCGCAGGCCACCGGCCCAAACCGGGCGCGGGCTTGCCGAAGGTGCCGTTGAGGCCGTCGCCGTAGACGTTGCCCCGCGGGCCGACGCCGGCCCCTGTCGTGCCGCCGTCGGTCCCAATCCGGCACCCGTCAATGTTCAGCGCCCCGGTGCCGTGCTCTAGGACGTTGGCCGCGACCGTCCCGACGAGGGGCTTCCTGGCGACGGCGATGGGCTCGTGGGCGGGCTTGAGTGCCGTCCCCCAACCCGACCATTCACGGGCCGCGTCCGTAATCGGGGCGGTCTCATCGGGCCGCGAGGCTACGCCGTACACGTCGGCATTGGCTTTGCCGTTTATGCCCGCGAAGCGGTTAGGGCCGACTACCTGGCGCTCGGCTCCCGCGGCCTTGTCAATCGCCTTGGACACGTCCAGCGACTTAGGGAACCCTGACCCATACATCCAGGCGATGCTGTCGCGGACCTCAAAGCCGGCGTCCTCGATGGCGCAGGCGAGGCGGTGCCAGGTGCGGGTGCCGCCGAAGGCGAGAAGGTGCCCACCGGGCTTGAGGACCCGCAGCGCCTCGGCCCACAGGTCCACCCGGTAGGCGATCCCCGAGGCGTCCCAGCCCTTGCCCATGAACCCGAGCTCGTAGGGCGGGTCTGTGACGACGGCGTCAATGGAGGCGTCGGGCAGCTCGGCTAGCACCTGTAGGCAGTCGCCGTGATAGATCGTCGCCTGGTCGTCGTGGTGCCACGGCTCCATGTGTCTCCCCAAATGGAAACGCCCCCGACAACGTCGAGGGCGTGCGCGAGGTTTTATTCGGTTATGGGCGTACTACTCCACGGCCAAGGGTGGCACGCGGGACTGACACTTCATAGCCGGAAGTCATCCCCCGGTTATGAGGGGTGTGGGCGGCCTCTAACTAGCAGGAATAAGGCCAGCCGTGTTCCTGATATTGACACACTCGTGCCGCAGGCAGGCCCGTGCGCATATCGGCAACTCTTACGTTAGGGACTAGGCCACCTGGACGGTGTTGAGCAGCGGAGCATCACCAGCAATACGGGCCTCCGCTATCGCTGCATACTCGGGATTGAGCTCGACGCCGATAAAGTCCCGCCCGTGGCGTAGGGCCACGACCCCAACCGTGCCGCTGCCCGCAAATGGGTCTAGGACGGTGTCGGCGCCGCGTGGCGGGTGGTCACAGGGCGGCGTGGGGGCGATCCAGCCGCGGTCCCGCCAGACCGTCAACAGGTGCGGGGGGATCGGTCGGGCGCCGGACTTGTCGGTGCGGACGTAGTGAGCAAACGCGGGGCCAGCCTCGGCTTCCATCAGACTGCGGTGTGGCGACTCGCGCAGCTGGCGGGCGTGGTCGCGCTGCTCTCGGAGGGTAATCGGGCGTGAGCCTTCCCCGTCACGGCGGGGCCTGTTCATTCCTGCCCGCCCGGTCAGGGGCGTGGGGTCCACAATGGGTCCGCTGCCCGTGGGGGTGCGGACGACGTGGTCACAGTCGCATGATGGTGACCCTGCGGCGGTGGAGCCTGCCAGGATGCACGGCTCCACGAGGGCCTCAGGCATGACCGCGAAGTGAGCGCCGCTAAACGGGCGCACCGGGACGGTCCACACGCTACGGCGGTTGGCGCCCTGGGGTTCCCTAACCGCGTCGGCGTCGTAGCGGTAGGTCGCTGCCTTGCTCAACAGGAAGAGGTATTCGTGGGCTTTGGTGCAGCGGTCGCGCACGGATTCGGGCACGGGGTTGGGCTTGTGCCAGATCACGTCCTGGCGCAATATCCAGCCGTCGGCCTGCAACGCTAGGGCCACCCGCCAAGGGATGCCCATGAGCTGCTTCCCAGGCCCATAGGAGTCGCCTAGGTTGAGCCATAGGGTGCCGTCGTCCGCTAGGACACGCCGCACCTTGCGGAACACGTCCACCATTTGCGCGACGTAATCCTCAGCGGTGGGTTCAAGCCCGATCTGGTCACCCTGCCCGTAATCCCGCAGCCCCCAATACGGCGGCGACGTGACACAGGTCTGGACGCTGCCATCTGGCAGCTCGGCTAGTCGAGTCCTAACGTCCCCGACAAGTACGCGGGCTGTCGCCATGATCTCCCCAATGGAAAAGCCCCCGACGATGTCGAGGGCCGCGCAAAGTTTCCTATTTAGTTATGAGGGCTGTCCGTAACCCCTAGATTGGCGACTAGACGCCCAGGAGGGCAGACGCCTCATCGGCAGTCAGGCCCAGGGCTTCCAACTTGGCGAGGGCGCTGGCCTTAGCCGCAGCCTTGGCTTCCTCCTCGGCCAGTCGCTCGGCCTCGGCAGCCGCAGCAGCGGCGGCGTCGGCCTCTCTTTGGCTGATCTCTGCCGCGGTCAGGGGCCGCTCGGTCACGGTGCCGTCCGTGCAGTCCACGATGACAGCGATGGGGGTGGTGTCAGACATGGTGCCTACGCTTTCTTGATGCCGTAGAGGAAGAAGGACGAGCCCGATTTGATGTCTACGCTGTTGCCGCTGGTGACCTCGATGCTGGTAATGGCGGCGGTCTGGCTCCACAGGCCAGCGACGGCGTCGATGTACGCCTCGGTCTGGTTGTCCTCCTGCACGCTCGTCACCGAGAAGGACTTATTGGTGGACCCCGCATAGTTTGGGATGTAGACCTCGATGCTGGAGAAGGTGTCGGCTGTGGCCGTGGCAGCGGGCACCTCCGCGATAAAGCGGGTGGTGGTGGCCGATGAGGCAGCCGACCCGCTGCCCCTGAGTCGTCGCCCGGTGAAGTCAGCGGTGGAGGCGTTGAGCCCGATGTTGAGGGTGTCGCGGCGCTGGCCTGACCTGACGGAGCGGACGTGCATGACCAGGAGGAGGTCGGTGTAAGTCGCGGGGATTGACGTGAAGGAGGCGGTGGCAGCGTCGGCCCCGAACACGCTCTTAGCAATGAGCTTGTGCGTCGTCGTCGCCATCAGCAGCCCCCTGTCAGCAAATCATGGGTTAGCGTCATGCGGCCTTCACCCCGAACAGGCTGATCGTGGACGTAGACCGGAGATCGCCCGAGTCAGACGAAATGTCCACGCGGGTAATAGCATTAGTAGAACGCCAGAGGGAGACATAGCGGCCTACGCGATCCTCTGTGCTTCCGAAAGCGTTGGTGGCATACGCTGACAAGCCCGTCTTGAAGACGTTGGTATTTGCGTAGGACATGATTTGCAGGGTCACGACTCCGAGCGTGGAACCTGTAGCGGTCGTGCCAGGGATGATCCCGAAGGTGGCGTAAGTCTGACTGCTTTGCCGTGCTGACGTTGCAGAGGAACCGTCGCCCTGTAGTCGAGTGTTGCTGTAGTTGGACCCGGTGTCGTTGTTGAACCGTAGGCGCAGGCCAGCGGCGGCGTTGGCGCTGCCGACAGCGTAGACATGGCAGACGACGATGAGGTCAGTCCACGTCGCGGCGATGTTGTCGAAGGTGACTGTGGCGGCGTCGCTGCCCAACGTCTGCGAGGCGATCGGCTCATAGGTCTTAGCCATGATCCACCCCCGTCTGTAACTGTGTCGTTAGCGTCATGGGGCCTTCACCCCGAAGAGCGCGGCGGTCGTGTGCTG